CAAATGGAATAAAAGTTTTGCGGGCCATTTTAAAACTGGTTTGTTATCCACTCGTATTCTGTTTTTGCATCAAAACTCGGACAGGCCTTTGTACTGAAATCCCTATGGCCGTAAACTTTAGCTGCTGCGTATTTTATTTTTAAATAGCACAGCAAGTCCTCTAGTGCTTCTTTCTGCTTGTCCGTGCGTGTGTCTTTCGCTTTCCATTCGCCGTTAACCTTTTTAGCTTCAACCCCACCAACGTACGCTATTCCTATGCTGTCGTAATTTTGTCCTTTCGTATGCGCACCTGTTTGTTCAATAGGCCGCCCCTCGTGTACTTCGCCGTCTAGGCCAATCACAAAATGATAACCAATATCACGCCAGCCTCTGCCGAGGTGCCATTTACGTATAGTTTCAACGCTTACCTCTCGGCCCTCGGGTGTTGCTGTGCAATGTATAATAAGTTTATCTATTTTTCGCATTCTTCAATTTCGCAGCCGTTTTTAAAAGCAAAACTTTCGCCCGTTAAGGATAGCTTTTCAATCACTTCAGTTTGCAAATCACGTAACAGCTTTTCAATTTTGTCTTTTTCCTCAACCATTTGTTCCACCTGTTTTTCTAAACTTTCATTTTTTGCAGTAAGGTTAGAAACCTCCTCTGGGTTTTTACCTATGAAAGTGTAAACAACAACTGATAAACTTCCTACCAACATACCAACAATCACCTTGAAAATATCATTATTTTTGTCGGGTATTTCTACAAATGCCAAAAACAACAGCAGCCCCATAACTAGAAAGAAAATTATGCCAGCGCCAACGTACCCTCTTAACTCTTTATTGTTTAGTATATTCATCATCTTATTTTATTTTTATAAGCCATAACATCGGCTCGTTAAACAGGTTGTTGTTTGTAACTGGAAAACCTTGGTTTCCATTTCCGCCAGTTGCGCCAGTATGAAACCCTGTTATTGTTACTATATCGTTCGCTTGTAAGTCCATTATTCCGCTTCCTGTTGCCACAGCTTCGCCGTTTACAGAAGTTGTGATTAACAGGTTGTGAAATACGCAAGTTTTTGCACCGTTAACAGTTGCTGTAATTCTTAAAAACTTTGTACCGTCAACAGTTGGCAAATTGCTTTGCACTAAATCGAAAGTTGAATATCTAGCTTGCACTAAATACCTACCGTCTTTTAAAACCTTTGCTTCGCCTAAAACCGAAGTATCGTAAACGCTTGTATCATCGTTTGTTCTTACTGTGTTGTAAGGTACTGTAAAATCAACCCCGTTATCTGTATTGCTAACTCCGCTATCGCCCGCAATAACTAACTGCAAGCCAGCTGGTGCAATATTTACAGCTGGGCCAGTTGCTAGCACTGAATTACCAGAGCCGTCATCTTGTATAACAAGCGCATCGCCAATCTGCTGATTTGCCTCATCTAGTAAAGCGCCAACAGTTGCAACGCCCTCAACGCTTGCACCAGTACCGCCATTATTGATGTCCAAAACACCGCTTAAATTGTTTCGGTCAATTGTATTAATTGTTAACTTTACATTACTGCCAGCATCCAATCCCACAACTTGCTCGTTGCCTGTTGGTGTGGCCTTGTTTGTAAATTGTGAAAATTTCTTATCTGCCATTTTATTCTGATATTAAGTTGTTACCTATTTCGTCTATTAAGTTGTCGCCATTTTCAGCGATTAAATTGTCAACGCTTATTGGCGTACAGTTTGCAATTGCCCTGTAAATTATTCCCCAGTCAATCGCATTGTCGCAAACACCGTTTCCAAAATCTGTTGTTGTGTATATTGAGCCAAAAGCCATTATTTATTTTTTTTATAAATTAAATACCACTTGTGAACTGTATAACCAGCAGTTATTGCTAGAACAGCCACCTTTAAAATCAATTCTATTTCCGTTAGCGAAAGTGCCAACGCCCCAAAGTTTAAACTATATATTTTCAAATCGGTTAAGTTCATTTTATTATACGTGAGAATTTAACGTTGTGCTTTGATTTTGTGCAAACAATTCATTCGCTTGAAACGTTCTATATTTTATTCTTAACAAACTATTGTAATTCGGCAAAGTTGGCCCTACATAATTACCACCACTATCGTAAACGTTTAATCTTGCCACTCTTAAAATAATTTTTGCCCCAGCACGTTGCACTCTTGTTCTGAAATTACTAGTTTCATCTACAAACTCCGAAGAACGTAATGTATAACTCCATTTTCCGTTTTCATTTCTATAAGTTCCCAGCGGTATTCTACACAGTTGCCTTTTTGAATCTTCCGTAGTAGCTTGGCTTGCGATAGAAATATAATCATCTGCATCTGGGCCTACATATCCCCCTCGCTGTACTGGCGGGTCGCTTGGGCCTATTTGCTTGTTATCTACCCACATTATTTCATCAATTACAATAAACAAATTATCATCGCTGTTTGGAAGTAATGTATAATCGAAATATTGAACAGCTGGGTCGGATTGGTTTGTAGGCCAAAAGCTAGGAGTAATTCTATAATATTTATAAACACAATCCTGTGTTATATTTCCAGCACCTGAAAACGCAGTAGTTGTTACGGGAACTGTTAAAGTGTTTGGGCCTAAAGCACCACCAATAAAATCGCCAGAGTTATAACCTGTCATTTGTACTGCCTTAATAGCACCCGCAATTTCTTTTGTGTAAATATGCTTGCTGTTGATATTAATGTTAGCTGCTTTTATTGTGCCATTTACATCAAGTGCTGCGGCTGGGGTGCTTGTACGAATACCAACTTTTGAAGTACCAGCTGTTGCTATTAATGCGTTGCCCTGTATTGATGCGGTACCTACAACTGATATATCGTTTCCACATATAACATCATTTCCTGTTTCTAAATCTTGGCCAACTGTAACGCTATCCGTTACTTCTACATTCTGTTTACAATCTACATCCGCATTGCAAGTTACATCCGCATCAAATTTTGCAACTCCGTCAAAATTCGATTCGCCGTTAACGCCTAAATTGCCAGTAACATCGAAATCGCTATCTACTTCAACACCGTTGCCAGTTTGGCCTAGCTTTAAGGCACTATCATTCCCCAGCCCGTCTTGTATTACAGATTTGCCAGTTGCTGGCAGCCCAGTAGTGCTATCTGTTGTTTTTAACAGCCCGTCATAGGTGTCCTTTATTTTTTGTCCTGTAAGTGTTGCCATAGTTTTTTACTTTTTTTTCTATAAATTTTTTCAACAACTCAATGTTTTTTTGTTTTGGTTTACTTTTTCTTATCATAATACCCAGCCCGTAAACGTTGCATCCTTATCGGGGTACATATCCTCGTTTTGATTTTGGTTGTACTCTGGAAACAAACTGTTGTTAAAACACATATAATCGATAAAGCGCCTTGTATAAAATTGCGCAAAACCCCTGTGCTTATCTACCAATGTATCAATTTCAGCTTTTGTTGCCGTTTCACTGTTTTCGCTTTGGTTTTTGTAAACGCCCCCGTTGGCCACTTGGTAGGCCGCAAATGGGAGATAATCAACCATTGCATAGTGAATTAGCATATCTTTTAAATAATCTTTAATTAGGTTTAAATAGTTAACATTTGCTGGCAATGCAATATCCCCGCTAATTATTAAATCACTTATCTTATCATAGAGCTTTCCACCGAGGTAATTCTGGAGATGAATTTGCTGTGCGATTTTGATAAATTGTATAAACTTATCCACGTCCACGCTTCCGTCAATTAGCGTGTTTTGTTTTAAGTCCTTGGGTGTTATGAATAGTGCTGTTGCCATTATTTTTTCTTTTTCTTATTTGATTTGACTTTAGCTATCCAATTTGGGTGATGGCCCCCGTATTCCATAGTGAAATTCGGTGTTGCAGCATCCCTATATCCGAAAGGTGTTGGCGTGTAGCTTTTTGGTATGCTACCAGTTTCAACATAATCTTTCAAATAGCGGCTTGGTTTTGTTTTGTCTTTTAAGCGATACAATACAGCTTCCCATACGTGATTACAGTACGGTCCGCCTTTCCAGCGGAACAAATCGTAAGACACGCCATTATGGCTAAACTTTTTATTTACGCCTTTTTTGCTTGCTTCATCAATATCTTCAATTCTATAAACTGCTGGTTTACCATTACTATCAAAACGCTTCATCATTGCCTGGCAAAAATGCCTAGAGTTACCACTTTGCTGCGCAGCTTTGTAACGGTAACGCACACGGTAAAAACTTTTATCTAAATAGCTAAACGTATTTTCGTTTTGCTTCTTTTTACGTGGGATAACTTTGCCAGCTAGGTTTGTAAATAAATTATCTTTTTGTTCAATGCAAATTGTTGCCCAATCCTCATTGCTTATCATTCCCTCTGCAACATCACGTTTGTCAACAAATTCCCATTCGCTGCTCATTTCGCTTGGCTTTAAATCTTTCAGTATAATTTCAAAATCTTCATCTGATAAATCTACTGGCTCGCTGCTCATTTTAACGCCTGTTTCTTCCTCTTGCGTTTCATCATCAACCAAGTCGCTATCTATTTCAGTAAACTCTAATGGCTGTAACGTTTTAAAATATAGGTTTAACGCAATATCATTTACAGCTAGTATTTTATCAAAGGCATCTAACAAAAGTTCTTGAAAGGGCCTTATAACTGTGTTATCCATTAATGTACTGGCTGTTTTCAATTCATCAGCATTATTCCCCAAACCTGTTTGGTCTTTAATACCTAACAACATCGGACTGACAACCCTATGGCTTACCATAATTTTTCGCATTGTTTCATCCGACAAAAATTGATATTGCTGGTGTGCATCGCTTAACTGCACAGCATCAATGCTGCTTTCGGTATCACTTGATTCGTTAAACGAGAGAATGAACTTGCCCGCATTGCTTGAACCGCTGTACTTTTGATAAATACGCTGTTCAATTAATTCCCTTTCTTCTTCATTCGGTACGCCATTATTGAAATTGATGAGCATACTCGGAGCCAGGCCGTTATGGATATTCGATAAATGATAGTTGCCAATTTCCTCCTCCAGTTCGCTATATTGTAGTCCACCCTGGTAATCGACAGGACTGAAATAGTAATGGCCAGCGACGTAAGGTTTTACGTACAAAATTTCAATTGCCTCTTTGCTTGTGCCGAACGCTGGAAACCTTTGCGGCTTTTCATTTGGTTTTATGTTAGCCCAATCATTGTGATAGTAAAACCCTTTAACTTCGCCGTCTTCATCACATTTTTCCATAGCCAATGTTTCTACTGGCAAATGTTCAACTTGCGCAACACGGTTTCTGTCTTTGCTGTAAATAACTTGTATTGCACACTGGCCCATCAGTTTTAAATCGTAAACTAATTTGCGGACACAATCCTTGCGCAGCAATGTAACAGCTTGCGCATATTGTTCGGGTTGTTTAGAACTATCAGTTGCATCTAAACCCTTGCCGTAAATCATTAAACTTATCCCGTTAATAATTGCGTTGTTTGTTGGGCTGCCTTTATAACGGTCTAATAAATAGGCAAAGTAATCATTTTTATTTCCAAACGTTACCCACTCTTTACTCTTTTGAACTTGTATGTCGGGCGAAACATAATTGGATAAATTAATTAAACTTAATTTGCCTGGTTTTGGTTTTCTTCTGCTCATAATACAATATAATCGTTATTGCTTGTTTGCTGCTCTACGTACTCATCTTTGTTAATTGTGTACGCTTCATTGTTCACTTGGTCAATTGTTTGGTTTGTTACAAATACCTTGTCTTTGTAAACAACTTCGCCGCTTGTTTTGGTTGCTCTCAATGTATAAAAACGGTCCTCTTTCAAGCCCGTGTATGCAACAACAGCTTTTAAATAATCGCCTTGGCGTGTATAATTTTCTGTATCTGGGCTAATTGAATCGCCTGTAATATCATCAGTTAAACCAACGCTCAAATTTGTTGTTTCGTACTCGCGAGGAATGAAAAATAATTCTTTATCGCTTGTTGCTGTCGTCATTATTATCATACTGATATAACGAAAAAAATCAATGTTTTTGCGCTCACGAAATAAAAAAAAAATCAGCGATTTTCCGTCCCAGGAAATTTTTGACAATTGAAAGTTCTCAAAAGTTTAATATAACCACACCCCACAAGGGGGAAAGTTCGGGAAACGGCCTAAAAATGGCCTCTGTCGGCTTGCTGGAAATCGTTAAAATAGGCCAAAAATCAGCACGATTTTGCACAAAAAAAGCGGCCTTACGGGGCCGCCTTTCGCTACAATGAAAACAAAAAATCTAACGATTATATATCGTCGATATTAGTTGATGAAACTGTAATTCCAACGCCAGTTACTCCGCCTTGCAAAAAGTTTGCGGGCTTTTTTTCCATACCTTGAAGCGTTAGAGTGTAGCCGCTTAAATCTCCCATAGCAGCCCCAGTCACTACCGTTCCGCCATTCACATCGGCTCCGAATTCAAGCCCCGAGATAAATGCGTTACCATTATTATCCTCAACAATAACGTGAGGTCTTGCAACTGCAATTAGTGCAAGTTCATCGTGTGATTGTGGGGATAGTTTTTTAAATGTAAGACTAGTTACTTGGTCGTAAAATGTAGTTCCGTTTTCTCTAGAACTTGTTATTGTTTGTTCTAGTGAGCTGTTGCCTTTTACTACATATTTGAAAGCAGTTGGTGTTCCGCTGAATGCTGTAATTTCATCACTTGAACTAGCATAGGTTGCATCGCCTAGCGTTCCAAAATCAACAAAATATACAGCTTGAATTCCGCCGACTGAATCCTTGCAAGGTTCTAATCTTCCTTTATTTAGTGTACAAGCCATTTTTTAAAATTTTAAATTGTTAGTATAAAGGGGCCGATTAAAGCCCCTTATTGAAATATTATGCTAATGTCAATAAAGCTACATCCGAGCCAATTCCGTACTGAACTCCAGCTGTAAATCTCATTACAAGACGAACATTTTGACTTCCGTCGATGTCGGCCATATCAATCAATTTCACGAGTGAATGGTCAGACATTAAGCCAGTTCCGAAATATAAATTGCTTTTCTGTGCTGCAACAATATGGTCTGTTGGCATACCTGGCGCAAGCTGAATTTTAATACCTTCAAATGAAAGTGCGTTGCCCATATTATACCACTGCTGTCCTTTTGCATCTGTACCAGCTGCACCAACACCGTTAGCACCGAAACCGCCAAGGGCTCTGATATACGCCTGGTGAGCAACAGTTGGAACATAAATAGTTAAATCTTCTTTTCCATAAACTGCGCTTGGAATAGCATCTACAACGTTACCTAATAAATCAACAACGTTACCGCTGTTAAAATCAGTTTCGCCACCGTTTGCAGCATCGTTTACATCTGCATCAGCTAACATAGCTTCTGTAAAGCCAGTGAACTCGCCTGGGTTTGCACCAAGTCCGCCCCATATGTTTTGCTCTGTGCTTTCAGCAACCTTTGCGCTTGCGTGTGCAATAATGAAATCAGAAAACTTTGGTGGAAGATTATCGAAAGCGCTATATCCCATTTGAATCGCTTCCCAATCCGATTGAAAATCTTGCTTACAAAATTCCAGATTTACTTGGAACTCATCGGGCTGTAATATTCTTTCTGTTAAAGTTACAGCATCAGCAGTTGAACTAAAATCACAACTAGCGTCTGCAATAATGTTTGTTGAAGCAAGTTTCTTTATTACCTCTTTGTATTTTACATTTGGCTTAATAGTAATTGCTTCTTCGGCTAGGGTTTTGCCCGAAAGAAGTGCAGCTGCGATATATTCGCCAGCGAATTCTCCCGCATAAGTCGTAGTAATACTAGCAACCGAGCCTGTTAAATTTACTTTTTGTGTACTCATTTTTTTTAGTTTTTAGAATTTAATTTTTGAAATACGATATCTAGTGTACTCATCGGTCTGTTTTTTGCAAAACGGACTTGTTTACGGGCAGCCACTTTTTCAGGGCTGTGCTTAAATGGCTGTACAGCTGGCTTTGCCAACTCTGCTGCCAATTCTTCTTGTTCAGAAGTTTCAGTTTCAGTTGTTTCAGATACTGGCTCATTTTCCGACATTTCTTTTTTGTCGTAACCAGCTTTCACTTCTTCAATCATTTTTTTGATTTCTTCAAGCGCCATTGAAAATTCCTCCCTGGAAACGTATTCCATTTCGTCTTTTTCTTCATCTTCAACTTCTTTTTCTTTTTCTTCAACTTCTTCTTCCTGGTGCTCATCCAGCTTGGCAATTATACCCTCTTGCTCAACAACAAGCATTTTGTTGTTTTCAAGTTCGTACGCCCCAACTGGTAATGCTACCCTTTCATCTTCTGTAACAATAAAAACAGATTCGCCCTCGGCAAACTTATCAGCTTCCAAGATTGTTCCGTTTTCTAACTGCAATTGTTCCATTCTGACTTCAAGGCCTAGCACCGCTTTGACTTTTTTTAGTGTTTCTGATGCATTGCTCATAATAAAAATGTTTATTGGTTTAACGAATTAATTTAATTTGTTTGCGTTTAAGCACGGGTTTTCCCAATACCCTGGGCCTGTAAGCTTCCGTCGCAACAATCACGGTGATAGGTATTATCTTCGCACAAGCAACCTCTACGTCCATTTTTAGGGCTGCTGTGGCTAGGTGTTTTAAATTTTATTTTCTTGTAAATATTCCGTAACATATAGCTATTCGTTGTTTCGTATCTTTGCCCTCTTTTTGTATGTTAGGGTCAACAATACATCTGTTAATAAATTCCCTTTGCTTTTCGTTTGGCTTTGGTTTTGGCAATGGCATTACTTTGGGCTTTTTGGGTGTTTAGCTGGCAGCAAATCATAGTCGGTTATGTACTTTGGGTTTTGTGGCCTTTTGTTTTTTAATAAATATAAATAAGCGTTAACTCTAGCTTGGCCCCACTGCTCTGCTGATTTTACGTTTGGGCTATGCGAGGTTTGAAATGCACCAACGCCACGCTGGTAAACAGATTTCAATTGCCCCACTGTTGTTCCATAACCTAGTTTTGCTTTGTATTTTTCATTAAAATCATCAGCTTTTTTTTGCAACGACTTTAAAACCGTTGCGGGTACTTTAACCCCGCCCGCCTTGCCAGCTGCTCCCTTTGGGTTTTTGCTGCTGCCTTTTTTGGGGTTTTTATTTGGCGTTGAAGATTTGGGCGCTTTAGGGCTTTTTCTTATTCCGCCCCTTGGGCCAATTTCAGCAAGAGCGTGGTGCTCGCAAGGCATAAACCATTCTTTATCTTCGTGTTTGTGTACGTGGTGTCCATTACAGCCAATATCGCTAGCAATTTTTTCTGCAGCTTCTTTATTGCTGTAAGCCAATCTATCATTTATAATTGCATAGTTTTCATCTACAATAATAACTTCATCCTCTAGCTTTTCTTTATCAATTTGGGCTAGTTTTTTTATTGCCCATTCAACGCCCTCTGTGCCGCCCCACGCATCCCACATAATACCACCGCAGCCCTCATCATAGGGTACATCTTTATTCTGTTGGTGTCTTTTAAAGCTGGCCATTCTAGCAATTGTTGAACGGCTGATATTTTCATTACGGCTCAACTGGCCCGCTCTAGTCCAGCCCACAGTAGTTCCGCAGCTTGTGCCTTTTTCTTCTTTGTATTTAATAGCACGCTTTGCGTTTTCAATTGCCGCCTTTGGATAATCGTTATACGTTTCCAATTCAACACCAGCCAACGCATCTTTTAATTCAGCTAACATTTCAGCCGCTAAATCTTCTTCATCATTTTGTTTTGTATCTGCCTTATCAGCAAAATAGCCCTCAATGCTAAAACCTTTAACCTTGCCCGTTTTCACATAATCGTTCCAAACTTCATCGTTATCAACTTTAATAGCACCCATCCAAGTTCCAAGCGGCACGTCCATTCCGTACATATTGCTTTTATCGTTTTCCTTATCTTCAACAATCCAGCTTTCAACAAGGGTTAAACCATTTATCTTTTCTGCGTGTTCAAGTGTTGCTGCAGATTGGTTGCCTTGCTGTAAGTAAAGCTGTGAAGCACGCTGCACAGTATTGCGGCTAAAATAAATGTAATATTCTTCCGCACCGTTTTTTCTGAATATTGGTTTGTTTGGAATAAGCACTGGGCCTATCAATATTTTTTTATCCTCATCAGCTTTGGCAAATCTAATTTCGTGGTTTTTCAGCGCCACAAAATCCTCCTCAATGGCAGGATTTTCGACTACCGATATCGCTTCGATAAAATTATCCTGTTCCTCGTCTAAAATAAGTTCGACTATTTTCATAACTGTATAACGTTTTTAAAATTGTTTTTTGCTTTTTACTAAATACTAGCACCCTCCACAATGTTTCTGTCAAGTGCCTGGGCCGTTGATACATCGTTGCTCGTTACATACGCTTTAACTGGCCTTTGGTTAGCGCCAGCAATAGCGTTTGCAACTTGGCTTTGTTGACTTGCACCTACAATATTGAATGCTGGTGATTGTTGTTCTGTTGCACCTCTGCCGCCAGTTGCTGCAACTGTTGGCGCTGTTGCGCTGCCCGCACCCGCTGCCTTTGTTTTACCTACTGCCTTTTTAACTTGTTGGATAATTGAAATACCTTGTCCAATAGCTGCGGCAATTGTTATAATGTTTTGCGGGAAACCAATTTTAGATGATTCAGAAACGTTTTGGGCTGCGTTAACACCAGCTTCGGCAACAGCTGATTTTCCTTTAAATGTAATTTTCTTTAAGTCCATTATCATTTCTTTCATTGTTAAAATGTTTTTAGCAATTAACAATGCTTGCCCCACTTTAGTTTCTGCGCCAGCTACATTTGCCACAGCTTGCAGCATTGCTTGTTTACTAGCAACCTTTTTAGCATCCATTTGTGCTTCGGCTTCTGCAAACTGTCCTAACAATTCTTGCTTTTGGGTTTCAGTTAAAATTTCATCATCCAATAGCGCTTGCCTACGCTCTGCCAATACTTGCCTTTGTTCCTCAAAAGACATTGCATCAAACTCACGTTCAAGCTCTAAATTTTTAATTTTTTCGTTTTGTTTTTTCTGTGCAGCTGCGGTTTCTTTTTCAGCATCTTTTGCTGCAGCTTCCGCCTCTTTATCATCATAAAAAGCATTTAACGCATCTATTGCTTTTCGCTTTTCTTCTTCGGTTAAAACCAACGCCTCAATTTCAGCCAGGCCTCGTTCCCTTTGCCTTTGTACTTTTAATAGGTTAGTTGTATCAGTTAAATCTTCTGACTTCTTAATATATTTTTTTTCTATATCAGCAATCTTTTCTAAATCTTTTTCACGTTGCTTGGCACGTTCTTCTTCTTTCTTTTTAGCTTCCTCATCCATTTGCGCCTGTAACGCTTCAGTTTCCTTTTGTTGCTTTTTCATTTCAACACGCTGGGCAGCACCTTTTTGTTCTTCTGCAAAACGTGCAAAGAATGTAGCATCACGCAGCGCTTGTTGCTGAAATGTATCACGCCCTTTTCTTATTCTAGCTTCGGCCTCATCAAGTGATTTTGCAGCTTCTTTTATTCTACGCTTGGCAGCTGCAGTATCAATGGCCCGTCCTAGTATCGGAATTCTACCAATTTGAACAAGCGCCTTATTTGCAAATTCTTTTATTTTAGCACCTAAAATTGAAAACGCACCACCAACAACATCGCTTGTTCCGCTTGCAATAGATTTCATTGCAATACCCATTTCCTTAAAATAAAAGCCAACAAAATTAATTGCAGTTGAAAGCCCCGTTATTGCAGCTGTAAGCCCTTGAACTAGAAAACGTTGTATTTTATTTATTGGCCCTGTTCCGTCTTCAAGCCCTAGCAAAAAGCCCTCCCAAGCAGATGCAAGTTTAGTTGTATCACCAGCTAAATTATCTAACCTTGTTTCTGCAATTGCAGCTGCAGCACCCTCAAACTTTTCGCCCGATACCTCAACTGTATCGCCAGCCGTTTCCATTTTTTCATTTAGTTCCTCAATAGCTGGCTGGTTTTCTGCAAGCGTTAAAAGCGACTTTGCACCAACCACACCAACAAGCTCAACAGCCGTGTTCAATTTATTACTACTGCCAGCAACCTTTGCCATTGCTTCATCTAACGAAAGCCCCTGTTTGTTTAGCTGTATAAATGTTTTAGATAAACCAGTTCCCGCAATACTACCTTTTAAACCGTTGTTAGCAAGCACGCCTAAATAAGCGGCTGTTTCTTCAACTGTAACCCCAAGGGCTTTTGCAGTTGGCGCAGCTAGTTTAAAACTTTCAGTCAACGTGCCAAAGTTTTGCGCAGAACTTACAGCCGACTGGGCCATAACATCAACAACCCTTTTTGTTTCTGCAGTATCTAAACCAAACGAACGAACAACACTACCAGTAAACTCCGCAGCGCTTGCCAAGTCCACATCTAACGATGCTGCCAAGTCCAAAACCGCTGGCGTTGAATTTGCAATATCGCCAACGCTAAAACCTAGCTTTGCCATTTCAGTTTGTAATGCAACAACTTGCGATGCTGTAAACGCTGTTGTTGAGCCTAACTGTTTGGCCTGGTCTGATAGCATTGCAACTTCTTCATCTGTTGCGCCCGCAACCGCTTTTAACCCGCTTAATGCTTTTTGAAATTCTGCGCCTTTGCCAGCTGCCTTTACAAATACACTTGTTAAAGCCCCCACAGCCACGACAAGCGCTCCTACGCCCGTTGAAACTAAAGCAGCAGTAAAAGCACGCAGAGCGGGAATAGCGCCCAGTACAGCGCCCTTAATGCCCTTAAACGCTGCGCCCATACCTTTGCTGGTCTTTTTACCTTTTTTGTCAACGTTATCTAAATCTTTACCAAGGCCACCGAGCGCACCTTTGGCCTGGCCCGTTTCGACTTTAATAGTTACTATTTGTTCCTGTTTCGCCATTCTAGTTCTCTTTTAAATGTTTTAACACCCTCACTAAAATTAGTTGGTTGTTTATATTTACCTTTTGCGATTCTTATGTTTTCGGTTTCGCCTTTTACAAATGGCAACAGCTGCAATATTTCGTTTATCATTATACTATGTTTAAAAGTTCAATATCACTTTTGCCCGTAAGCAAATCAGTAGTAATTTCATTTATTAAATAACGCCTTTCATTAATAACAAAAACGTCATTCAAATTAAAGTTTAGCAATATATTCAGCGGCAAATAGGCAGTAACTTTTGTTAGCCGTTTATTTGTTTTAAATATATCACTTATATAATCATTGTAAAAGTTGTTAAACAATGTTCCTGTAAATTCTGTATTTCCAGTCCACTCGTTTATTTCATTATTAAAGTTTATATTGTTTGTATCGCTTGGCGTTGAGCCGCCTGGCATCTGCACTGAATTGCTAGGCAAATTCACGTAACTGATTTGAACGTGGTTGTCAGCTGCGCCAGTATCTTCATTCACATCATCAACAAAACTTATTCCGCCTGTGTTTACTCTAACTGGATAAAATAGTAAGGGCGCACCCTTGTAAGCGTTTTGGCTTTCGCTAACTGAATAGCCCCACTGAATATCCTTTATTGCTGAACTGCCCGAAAGGTTAGCATCGCTTAAACGTTCGAATAACATATGGCTAAAGGGCGCTTCAATTTTGTACAGCTTTCCAGCTAATTCGCTTTCGCCTGTTGAGTAATCTATTTCGCCCCAGTTTCTATTCGCAAGCTGGTTAAACCTATTTGCTAGAAACGTTTTTGTGTCCTTGTATTTAAAAACAATACGCCTGTAAGGTAATGCAACATCAACTTTGTGTTTTGTGCTATCTACAAATTCGCTTATATCCCACGGCTCTGTGTTTGTACCTATTGCGCCTTTGCCCTCTGCGTAATATTCATCTAACGGTATAACTTTTATAACTGAATTATCATCATCGCTTACGCTTTCATCAATAAACGCAGTTAGGTTAAACATCTTAAACAAGCCCGTTAAAAATTCAATAACTTTCATATCGGGAATTTGTTGATTAATGTTAAACTGAAATACTGTTGCTGTTGAAAAAGTAAAAGTATTTAGTGTTTGTATTAATTGCGGGTCGCCTTGCTGCTCAAAATTTAAAAGCCAACGAATTGAACTAAATGTCATTCCCCCGCTTGTTGTAATAAAAACGCTGTAATCAAACGCATTTCCGAACACTGGATATAACGGGTTTGCTGTTGTCATATCTACTGTAAGCTGGCCTGTTATTGTGCCGCTGTTATACCAGTTTCCGTCTATACCATTCGCAATTCTAACTGAATATTCCTGTGTGTTAAAATTAACAGCGGGCGTTACGACAAGTTGAAAAGTATTTACAATTTGCGGCTGGTAAAAAATGCTTAAAAAAGTACCATTCATATTCACGCCATAATCGCCATTCTGATAATTATTCCAACCGTCAACAAGCGTTGTTAGTTCTTGCGTGCCGCCTAAATTTTCCACTGGGCCACTTTTTCTATGCAGCCACATAAACAAATTATTCAATTGTGTTTTGCCAGTGCTTTTAAAAAAATCGCTACTAAATGATAGGTTGATAGGATAGTTGGGTTGGGTGTATCTAGCTTCTATTTCCTCAATAATTTTATTTACTCTTATTGCGTATTTAAGCTGATTCCATTTAACACCTTTTGCAGTGCCAGCATTCCATTTTAGGTTGCCACTATCTGCTTCATTTTCCCCGCTATCAAAATATAATCTTTGTGTGTGCGTAATTAAAGGCGCTATAACGTGCCTTGTTGAACTTGCAGCTTGGGTTAAACGCCCTTTAACTGTGTTTGCACCGTAAAGCAAATTGTAACCGTTAAATTGTAAATCATTTAATTTATCATCCCCTAGCAAATCTTTTAATTCAACTGTATTACCAAAAAAAGTTATTCGGTATGTATGCGGTTTTCTGTCTTTTAAATCAACGCCTTCAAGTTTTATTTTACCTCGCTTAAATGGCAAGCTGTTTATTTCCAAAGTTGCGTTAACTTTTAATCTTGCGTCAAAACCATTTTGGACATCAAAGTTGTAATAATGTTTAAAAATTTTATTGTTGGTTTTGCTTGCTGGCACGCTAAAAGTTTTCGTAAACGAAGTAAATATTTTATCAATATCCCTAACGTTTTGCAATGTTTGCGTAATGCTTATTGTTTCATCTTTAAATAAATCAATTCGCTCGCTGCCGATAAAAAGCTGTAACAATCTTTCCATTACCTAACTGAATTTATTTTTTCAAATGCGTAATCAAAATTTAAACCGTATTGAATCATCGCTTTGTCGTTAACCCCAGTTTTTCTAACAATTGAATTTGTTGTTAAGTTAACAGGCGAAGTTTCAAGCGCATCATTTTCCAACCAAACTTGCTCGGACATTAACAGCTGTTCAATTGGCTCGTTTAAACATTCATTAAGCAACGTGGTGTTCGTTTCTATGCTTTGGCTGGCCTGTACATTAAAGCGTTTTTTGTTGTGCTTATAAATGCTGTAACTAGGCGGGCTTGTTGTAAAATCAATTGTATTACGTTTAAAGTTTTCGGCCTTTACATTTGTTTTAATTGTTGACTTTTTTGTAAGCCACATCGTTTGTAATGCGCCAAACTTATTATAAAATATCCCACGTATTCTATCAAATCTTTCTTCGCAAATTTCCTCAATTGTTATTGTAACCGATTGGGCTAGGCCTGTTGTGCTTGTTACTGTAATTGTATTGCCCGTTAAAGCGTTGGTTGTTGAAATAATTAAATACTGTATTTTATCACCGCTATCATCACTGTCTGTAATGTTTTGGGTTACGTTTGTTTCATCCCAGTTCACGTCAGCTGTGGCCCAAAATTCTTCAGTAAAGTTCCAAACATCATTCGGAATGTTAGTTGTTATTGTTGGCTCGGTTTCGCTGAATATTGGTATCTTAATTTCACGCCCTCTAACAAACTGAACGCACAAATTACTCTGCAGCACCATTGGCGTAAAACTGCTTGCTGCTGGACTGATGCTTGTTCGTGGGTTGCTGCCGTCCTCAAAATAACCAAAACCGTCTAGCGCTAAATAAGTAAAGGTTTCTGTTGTTGTTAAAGGCAAGTTATTTACATACGTTAAAGTCGCATCCACTTTAACCCAAACTGCATCAACAGCTTCTGTGTAATATTCAGTTAACAAATAATCACGTATTAATTCGCTTATTTCAAAAGTAACATTATTGCCGACTGAATTATCTTTAGCCAGTTTATTTAAAGTGTATGTAACATCAGTTGGCGGGCTGTTTTTGTCGCCATCCCAAATGTATATTTCAAGCTGAACATTATTTAAAAAACCAGCTGGCGGAGTGTATTTAATAAAATACGGGCTTCGTGCGTTTATAATTGTACTCATTTTTTATCTATTTGTTTTGCAACTTTAGCAACCTGGGTTGCAATATCTTGAGCAATAGCTGCTGCAAATGGTTGGTCATATTTTTGTAAGGCATTGCGATAAGGCGCTGTAAAAAACATTGTTGGCTTTAAACCTCTACTGTAAATATTCTTTGCTACTATGTAGCCAATCGCCTTGTAATTACCTTTCGCAAATCTGCCTTTTTCATCTCGTAATCTTAAACGTTTGGTTTTAGCCCAGGCGCTCATCTTTTCAACAAAGCTATCCCAAGTTCCAGCAAATCTGCCACTGCCAAAACGGTAAGGCGAGCCAGGCGCTTGTTGGCCTGTGATTTTAGCGTTTGGAGATACGTTGCTGGGGTTTGCACCTTTCACACCTTGGTCAACAAATTCAGCGTAACCAATTGCCTTAAATGCTAGCTTTACATTTGTTTGGGCTGCGTGTACGCCATAACCCAAGCTGCTATATAAAGGCCCTTTCCCTTTTCCTTCTTTCGCTAAACGAGTGCGGGCTTGTTGGACTACATATTTTCCAAATTTCTGCAGCACTTGCGTTAATTCTAGGAATTGCATCTGTCTATATTGTTTCTAGTTACTAAATCAAAAGTAAAAGCCCAGCCAGCCATTTGGTTTTCAAACCTATCCACAAAGGGCTCTGCGTTTACACTTGCACGGTCAACAAACGTATTGCCGTCATAAAGGTCGCCATTAAACAATTTATCTGTTAAATGGTTGCCAATATTCAGCATTGAATTATGAACGTACATTTCATTTGTGCTTTGGTATATGCTCGGCTCATCTGCCGTGTCGTCATTGTGTACCATATCCATTATCAGAACGCTTATATTGTAAGTAATTATCGTGCTGCTGAAATTAGCATTGTTTACAATAATATGCGCCAGGGGAAAAATAGTTTGCTTTACTAAATCAACATCACTTATATCGCCCTGGGTTACAGTTGTAATATTTTTGTTCGCAAGCAATTCGTTTCTTAATATTTCAATGATTTGTAAATAGCTTTGCGCACCTATGTTTTGATTTACTGCCATTAGTTTTTAAATTTTTTATTTAGTTCTTTGTTTTCTAATTCTGTTTTTTCTTTTTCAAAGGCCAGCATTGTTAAACAAAAATTCATATTCAGTTTTGTTATATTTTCGAATCGCCTAATATCGCCCCGAGCGAGTGCGTAAAGGGATTGATACCAGCCCCATTTTTTCGCAAATCCTCCAGCTGCGCTTGTTGTACTTCCAGCCCCTCCGAACAGTTCATCATAGCGCTCGACAATTCTATCCCTAAACGATAAAAAAAAACAATGCTACTTACAACCGCATTCATTGGCATATTTAACATTTCATTGTGCAGCAAGTCGCCTTGGTATTCGTGTATCGTATATTTATCCTTGTGGCTTGTTTTAATGGGCCTGTAAAGCACTGCCATAGCTTTTTCCATTTGCTGCATATCGTGAATGTACGTATCAAGGTCAATATATTCCCCGAACGTCATTTCCTCTAAATTAGGCACAAAGCCAAATTCAACCTCGCCCATTTTAAAGCGCTGCACTAGCTTTGGTTGCTCTTGCAAAACTTCGTACAAGTGAACTAGCAATTCATTATAATCATTTAGCTGTATTGCCCTGGCTTGTTCAAACGTAATGCCGCAAAATATTTCCAGCATTTTAAGATTGACAAATCGTTCGCTGTTTTCGTTTTCAGCGTTGGTGTTTACAATCGTATCGTATTGTTTGTATTCAGCCAAAGTAATATCGGCTAAACTTTGTGGAACGTTTAATTTTAGTTTCATATTTATATAACGAATTGTTGGTAAAAGTTTTTGATAAATCTACAAAAAAAAAGGGCTACATTACTGCAACCCCTTTCCAAATAATCAAAACAAACTAAACTAATTTTTCGGCGGCCTACCAACAGGGCGTTTAAATTCCTCTTGCATTTCACTGGCCAGCTTCCTGTATTGTTTTTTCTGCCATTCAATTTCGCCTTGGTGCGCTTGGCTTGCCATTCTAAAAATTGCTGGCAAGTCCTTTAACAATTCCCAGGCGTTAAAAACCAGCTGGACATTTTGGTTATCATCATTGTAAAACTCAATTGTAACATCGCCGTGATAGCCGCTTATTGTGTGCGTTCTGTCTATGTAAAATTCCATTGCTTTTTATTTTATGTTATACAAAATTGTTCGGGCTCTTTGTTCTTTATCTTCAAACTTGCGCCACTTGAAAATGTTGCCCTCAATTGCGGCCTCGGCTTTCATCCTTTGGCAAATGCGAATTTGTTGTTTTAAATCTTCCGCCTGGTTTCTTTCGGGGAAATATTCCTCTACTCGGTTAGGGTTAAAAAATCTGTTGTCTATACTCATAATATATGGGTTTTAATTAGTAAATAAATAAATATAATTGCAAGGCCCAGCAAGCTGTAAAACACAGCTTGATATTTGGCCTCTTGTTTTTGGTTTTTGTTTTCCATTAATTAGTTCTAAATACGTGATACAATTCGCTATCCAAATTAACCATAAGTTCCCCGCCGTCATAGCTGCCAAAGTGATGGCCGTAGCCGTCAGCCCCGTAACAGTTTTTTGCAGTTTGCTCCCAGTCAATTGCTATCCACCAATATTTATCTAAATCAGTTCCGCCTAAATATGCATCCTGGGTTAACTCTTTAATTCCTTCAGCGTAAATATCCCAAATGTAATCTTCGTGGATAAAGCGGTATTCCTGGCCGTCTATATTGGCGTAAAAATCAGTCCAGCTGCCAGTTTTAATTTCGTTTACTATATCCCGCACTTCGTTGCGGTTAACTTCCAGCTCTAAATTGTTTGCTATAAATTCTAAAATGTTTCTAATCATACTCTTTGTTTTATTTATTGTAAAAAGCCGTACTGCGTGCAAGGGCTGCTATTTTATCTTCTTGGCTGCCTTGTAAGCGCCCGCATACTGGCACACATTCTGTCGTAACAATTTCGCCCGCTTTAATTTTTTTGTTTTTATAAACCCAGCTGTCTGCTAGTTTAACTTGCTGGCGGCCACCATAACCAAACACTTCTCTGTCGGGCTGGTCTGCATACATACTGCCATAGAACTTGCCTTTGTAGTAAATGTCTATTGCGTATTTTGTTATTTCAAATTGTGGTGTCATATTTACTTCGTTTTAATTACTATGCTAATATAATACTTTTTTTTAAGTTATACAAATGTTTTAATAAAAGGGCGCTGCTGCGCCCCTTATTGTTATGCAGCTGCAACCTCTGCTTCTACCTCTTTGTAATCCCAGCCAAACACATCATTTATTACATTTGATTTGTTTACACGGCTTTCAGTACGTGGCCCGTTAGTTCCAAGGCCGTAAGCGCATTCCCATTCAACAGTAAATGTTTTGTCGGTTTCTTTAGTAACCTTAATTGCTTTTACACGAGGGTTATAATCACGCTTTAATTCAACACGCTCACCTTCATCAAATTCAACACCCTCTTTCAAGTATTCCATTTTTTGAAAAGCTTCGTTTTGGCTATCAGCTTCATTCATTTCGTAAAGCTGGTCTGTGCAATATTTTAAATAGTGCTTATCAACTTCCTCAACATCAGCTTTGCAAGTGCTTAACATAATTTGTATTTCATCCAAGTTGTTTTCAATAAACCTAGCAATTTCTGCGCTGTCAACAATGGTGTCTAAATAAGCGTTAAAATCGCCTTGGCCTTGCTCTATTCTCCAGCTGTAACAGCTAACCTCAACTGTTGTTAAGCCCGTGTTGTAACTGTAATTGAAATATAAATTGTAGTTAGGTTTAACTTCTGATTCAGGTCCGTGGCAAGCACCAAAAAATGCCTCAACATTTTTAAGTTCCATATTTTCATAAACATAGTGAGCAAATAATGCTTTTTGTGCTTCCTCTTGAATTTTGTTGTTTTTGCGTTTTTGAGTTTCTAATGTTTCAATTTTCGCTTTTAATTGTTGTTTAGTAATAGTCATTTTGTTTTGTTTTAAATATTAATAGTACAAAGATATTAAAAGATTTTAATAAACCAAATAAAAACACAAAAAAAATTAAAAAATTTTAAAAAAAGTTTAGACAACAGGTTAGCGTATAAAGTATTTTCCATACTTTGGCCGCCCTAATTTGTTCACAATACTGTAACGCAAGGCATCAATTGCGTGGTTAAATGCATCAATTGGCTTATTTGTTAGCTGGCCGTTTTTATCTTCTATGTATTTATAATTGCGCAGTTCTTTTATTAGGTTTATACTGGCAGTTGTTACGTGCAGCTTGTAACGCCTTATCATATCAATACTAATATTAATTGCACCCTTGTAAGTTCGTTTCGCATTGTAGCCCATTCTAAACAGTTCTTCAATGCTTTTTGGCTCTGCACTATCACACCAAATTTCATCCCGCCTATCCAGCCCCAGGCGTTTTAATTCGTTGCCAATATCTTGGTTTGTCATTCCAGTACGATAAAGCAATTCGTTAACGTACATATTGTCGCCATCTATGTAAGTTTCAACAAGCGCTGTGCTATCATTGCTAAAACCAAAATCAAGCCCTCTGCCAATTAGTTTTGCAGCTGGCGGAACGTTGGGTGCTGTTGTAAAAGCAAACACCAGCGAGCGGCTTTTGCCACGTTCGCCAAGCCCATACACACGCCAGTAACTTTCATCAATGTATTTAAGGCGTTCAATTTCCTGTATTATAACCTTGCTTAAAAATGGGTTATCCTTGTAAGTAGTTTGGTAAAAATCGACATCAGCCCGTGTTAAAACTTTATCGTATATCCAATGAAATTCCTCGCTTGGGTTGTAGTCAATAACAATGCGTTCTGTTGTTCTAAAAATTAGCTGCTGCCAATCCTCAAACGTAAGTTCGTTGGCTTCATTTATAAACAGCAAATCTCTTTTACGGCCACGTATTTTGGTTGGCTGGTCTAGCGATATAAATTCAATGCGGTTATTGTTTAAAAAATATTCGTGGGTGCTTTTTAAATGCAGTTCCTCAAAGTATAAATCATACTGCTTTACAATATCAAAAAAATCACGCATAACAGTTCCACGAACAGCTGGAAAAGTTTTACGTACAATTGTAACGGTTTTGCCTTGGTGCTTTGTGCAATAGTGTGCTATTATCCATAACAGAATATTGTAGGTTTTGCCGCTTCGTGTTCCGCCCTGTTCAACAATTATTTTTTTATTGCTTGTTGTTAAATGGTTGTAAACAATATTACTCCGAATCGTCTGCTTCAACATTCCTTACAATTTCGACATCAAACAATTTTGTTCCCTCAAAACCTGTGTGTTCTGTCCTTTCAACATAGCCCCGCTTTTTGCCTTTGGTTTTTAAATAAAATATTGTTGCGCTGGTGTTACCTTTTTTGATTTGTTGGTGCAGCTGGCTTTCAGCAAAATCAAGTGCAATGTTTGAAATATCATCAACTTGCTTTTTAAACTCGGGGTCCTCTTTTAACCAACCGTAAAACGTAGTTCGGCCAATGCCAATTTTTTTACAGGCGCTTGTTACAACACCCAGGCTCTGTTCCAATGCTTCTAGAATTGCTTTTTTATGGTGTTCAGTTTTGTTCATTTTTTTTATTATCTTTGAGTTATCTGCGGCGATAGTGTAATAGCAACACGCCTAGCATCCAGCTAGGAATTGGCGTGCAAATCGACCTCGCCGCTCAATCTATCTTTCATACTTATTTTTTTGCCTTTATACATACCAGCACCAAGCTCATCTATTTTGCTAAATGGTAATACTGGAACGGTTAGCTTTGCTTGTTTGTCTATTAAGTAAACGTATTTTAATTGTTTGCCTTTTATTGGCTCCCAGTTTCTAAACGCTTTACTCATTTTTAAATGGTGTGCTTGTATTACGTGCATAGCTTCGCCTGTCTGCGGGTTTATCCTTAAAGCGGTGTTATCAGTAATGCTAACTAATTTAAAGCCGCTAGCCCTGTATATTGTGCCGTCACCGCATTGCGTACCGTCTGCAAAACTTACAATCCATTTAATATGCGGGGCGTGCTTTTTTATAAGCCGAATGCTAATTGCAATACAACGGCTTTCAGAGTACTTTGGTAGGTAATCATCAAACGCCATTCTATTTAATTCAATAAACTCATTCCAGCCCGTGCCAGCAACTAAATTTATTGTTCCTTTTTTGTTAATGCTTGGCCCGTATTGCATAACCCCGTGCAGCTGGTTATCTAAAAAGCAACCGAAATGCAAACTACTATTCGGCACAACCTTTCCGCTGTAATGCTTGCGCCTTACAAACTCGTTAGCAACCTTTGCTGGTATTACTTTAATCAATATGTCTTTGGCTCTGCCCATTGTGGAAGCGCTGTGGTTCGAACACAGTTTAAAACCCCTATTGGTCGCCCCCGTTTATCCATTTTTGATTTCGCCTAAATACAACGCTATCTTTTGGATATTGTAAACTTGTTTTTTCTAAATACTTTCGCAGCCCTTTTTGTAATGGATATAAATATAAATATCTAAAACTATTTATCAATTCCCCTGGGCCAAACAAATACTCTCCAACTGCCTGGCCGCCTTTAATGCCTTTGGGTACTCTGCCAAATCTCATCGGGGCTATTATGTTTTTGTATTCGCCTTTTGCTGTTAAGTAAAAGTCATTGCATTTTTCTTTCCCAAAGTACAGCCAGCTGGCAGCTTGGTAAACAATGCCACAATCATTCTTGCACCCGCCAGCGTGGGTTAGTATTACTTTAATATTGGTGTTCTTTTTAAACAAAGAATATATTTCGCCTAGCACGTAGCTTTCAGCATTGCCACCCAAAACATCTAGCAAATTCATACGCTGCATTTCAATATATTCGCCCTCATTGATTTTAGGAACTAGCTTTTGTATTTTTTGTTTAGTTGCTGTTGAATAACCAAATGTTATCACACCGCTTAACAGCTTTTTATAAAACACACCGAAACAAACTTTGGCAGCTGGAAAGGTTTTCATATAATGATGCTTTAGCGTGTAGGCCTTTGCTGCCTTGCTATCAATTACCTTTACTTTTATTTGCTTTAGCTGTTCGTTTCTTTCCACTTTTGAACAATTAAATATAACGCATTACCGTTGCTGTTTTCATTGCCAAACGTTTCAACAAATTTAAACTCATCTGTTTTTTTTATGTCGTTTATTGCTGCCTTAATTACTTCGGCTTGTTCATCTGCAAGCGTGTAGGTTTGTTGTTGAAATGGCGGCTTATCCTCATCGGGCAAACTAAACTCATCACTGGTTTCAATATCGTCAATATTTTGCCAGGCATCCAAGCCCCATTCTTCAAGCTGCGTGCTATCCCAGGCGTTGGCTAAAATATCCCAATCCCAATCCCCAAAGCCAATATTATCCTTTGCAATGAATTCACGCTGCTGGGCTTCGGTTAATTCGTTAGCCCGTATTACTGGCACTTTAAGCAAACCAGCTTCGACACTGGCTTTAAAACGCATATTGCCGCCCAGTATTACATTATGCTCATTTACAACAATAGGGCGCAGCTGGAGCATCTGTGGAAAATCTTTAATGCTTTTAACCAGCTTGCTGAATTTATAATCTTTAATTAACCTTGGGTTATCGGGGTTAACCTTTATTTTCTTAATTGATAATTCTTCTGTTTGCATATTTATATAACGTTTTTTTTAAAAAGTTTTAATTGTTTAGTTCGGCTGCTGCATCTTCAACCAGCACTTTTGTATAACTTGTTTGCACAATTTCGTGTACTTTGTCAACCACATCATCGGGCAGCTTTGTTATTACGTTTTTAACATAGCGTTGCTTGTCTTTAACATCAGCAAACGTGCCAATTATGGACAACAAATGTACATCCAACTGCGGGTTAAATTTGCAATACATTTCAAAGTTTTTAATTGCGTGATGAATTGTTGCGTGGTTTACTTTCCAGCCAGTTGCAGTTTTTATCATACGTGCAATATCTAAAAGCCCGTAATGTTTAAACCGATACAAATAATAAATAAACGCAGCCCTGGCCTCAACAAATTCACGCTTGCGTGTTATCTTTAAAAATTGAAAACCAAATTCAATTTCAAACTGTTTTTTTATTTTCATAAATTCTTTCATAATGTTCCTTTAATTATATAATCGTTAACTTCAATTTCCTGTTTCATAAAATATTTGACAAACGTATCAATCCCCAGCTTTACTTTTTGCTTGCCGCTTAAATAAAATTCCTCGCTGCAATCCCAAATGCCTAAATCTAAACTGCTTTTATCAATTACTAAAAATTTAAAATCAAAGTATTGCACGCCAAACAATTTGCAGTATAAATAAACTTGTATGTCATAGCCATACTTTTTGGCTGCATACGGGAATGCTTTTATATCGCTTGTTGTTTTTATGTCGCAAATGCCGTTGGCCGACAGAATATCTGCCTTGCCCCTAAATGGCATTCCAAGCACGTTTCCAATCACTGGCACTTCAAACTTGCTATTGTTCAACAGGCGCAGCGCTTGTTCGTTTTTAAGCACAGCATCAGCCAGGCGTTCAGCTTGGTTTTTTTCTTTAACCGTGAACACCCTATCGTCATTTTCTGCGGCTGCCTCTTTATACGCTTTTGTGTTTTTGCTTTGCACATCAACAAAAATTTGTTTGTCGAATTTCTCGGGCTCGAGCAACAAGCAATGCAGCAACCAGCCGTCTCGCAGCCCTTGGGTTTCGGGGCCGCCATAGTTTGTTACATAGTGATACTTTTTTGGGCTATCGTGCAGCAACTTTATTGCGCTGCTGCTCAATGCCAGCTGGGCAAGTTCGCCATAATAAAAATCATCGTTAGTCATTTTATTAAGCAACTTGGCCTTTTCATATTGCTTTTGGTCAAGCAAAGTAATTAGTTCCATATTTTTTGTTTTATCGCATATCAGCTTCAAAGCAAATGCCGCTACAATATTCGCCCAGCTTTCTAACTTCAGTGCCGCAAATAGGGCAGCTGTGTTCGGGCTCCTCATTGTACTTTAGCCAATCACTGTATTCCATACTCATTGTTTTAAGGGTTTAAATATATTAAAATTTTTTAACTGTTGTTCTAATTCCTCCGCTTTTTTTTCAGCGGCCCTGGCACGCATTACAGCCCTATTCTTATCGGCCCTGTATTCGCTCATCGCTTTATCATACATTCGCCTGTCGGTTTGTAGGTTGTTAACGTAAAACGTTATTTGCGTTATTGCTCGGCTCATAGCTTCCAGCTTTTCTGTTGGTGCTTTTTTAAGCGCTTCTAAAACAGTTGTTGCCAGTAGTTCAATATTGCCGTAATACTCCAGGTCTTTTAAATTGTCAATCTTTTTATTCATAGTGCTGTGTTCCAGCATTCAAAAGTTTCGTTCCACATCATCAAGTGCCACTGGCCTGTCTGCCTTTTGTATTGCCATATTTGTTTGCCTTTTGCTTTTAACTGTCCGTCTTTTGGCTTTTCGCCTGGCAGTGTTTGCATAGTGTTTATCATACGTTTTCTATTTAAAAATTATCTATACAAGCGTTGCCCACTTCTTTTTGGCTGCAAGGTGCTATCCCAAATTTACAATCAAATTTTTGAGCAGCTATTTTTTTAGCTTGTGTTTGTAGGCCGTCAATCCAAAACAATTGGTTTCCATCCCAGTCAGTTAACGGCATCCAAAATTCTTGAAACCCGTTATTTAAAAATGTTATCCAAACTTTTTCAGGTACTATTATTCCCTTGTCAGTTTTTCTAGTTGTTACTCGTGCTTGTTCCATATTACTTTTAATTTTAGTTATTATTTTGCAATTTCGTTATCATAAATGTAACCCCAAGCAGCTAGGTAATTATATTCAGAATGCATCTGCGGAGTGCCTGGCATAATTAAAGCCCAAACTTCGCTATCTAAAACCCATTCTTCATCGCCATACTGTACACACTTGTAACTTTTTAAATTTTTAAAGGGTGTTAAATCAGCACCAGCGTCTTTCATACTTTGTAAAATGTTTGCTTTTGTTATTACTCTAGTTGCCATATTGCTTTTCGTTTTAATTATAGTGTAAAGATACGAACATATTTTAATTATCAAAACTTTTTAATAACTTTTTTCAGATTTTTTTCAGAAAGTTTAGGACAACAGGGAACAAAAAAACCCCAGCAATATGCCAGGGTTTTCAATTCTGATGGTGTCCACTGGGTGCGGCTTGCGGCCTTTGGGTATGCATCCCCGTTATCCCCGATTTGGTCTTATGGCTCTCACCCCCGCAGCGCTGGGCCGCTAAACCCTTGCTGCAACTACCAAACGTTAAATATTTTAACTTTTAAAATTGGAAAAATTTAGTTAGGCGTCCGTTTTTCTAGGCCTTGAACTCTAGGTAAATTCTACGTATTTCAGTCAAGCTATTATTCAAGCTAGTAGGTTTCAACCCTACCTTTTAACCCTCGTACTTATATTAACCAACCACGGTCTTTTATCATTTACGTACTTGTATATCAAACTTATTAAGGGGTCTATCCACCCCGCCAACAGTATGCTTCAACTACTAGCTAACTTTTAATGCGGCTGCCACCTTAATACTGCGCCTCTGGCGCTGTAAACATTTAGTTGCTTTCGTATCGTCTGCTCCACCCTTTAAACAATTTGCATTGTTGTAACATACTTTCAAAGGCTCCTATTATAGTTGGTATCTACTTTTTTCCTCTTATCCTTTGTTACTCGGGCCGCAGCCACTATCAGTGTCGTGCATTGTTGTATCTCAACAACAAACCAATTTTTTAAGTTGGCCACAACTCTACTGCTGTCCTAAATTTTATTTTCCAATTTGTCAAAGAGCTCAACGCTGTTTAGGCGTTTTGTTGGTACAAACATAGGAACGATTTTTTAGTTGTCAAAATATTTTAATAAAAATTTTCGTTTTTTTTGCAAATACTTGCTTGGTCTTCCTTGAGAAGATAACAATCTTTTTTTATTTTTTTTCCATTCCAATACGAAGTTTGTGGGCAAAACTTGTCAAAAATCTGCATTTCAGCCAGCTTATCAAGCCAAAACCAATAGCTGCCTTTAGGGTCAGAAACAAAATATATTTTAACTACATCAGCTGGCAGTTGCATTAAAGCATCGTATTTCTTTTTTTCCAACAGCTTGCTTTCGTAATACTTTTTTCTAAACTTCATTTCAACAACACACTTGTTGCCTTTGGGTGTTATGCCTATTGCATCGTAACATAAATTTTTATCCCCAGCCCATTCCAGCTGCCAGCCGTCAAACGTATTTAAAAACAGTATAAAGGCCTTTTCAAATTTATTGGTTGTTTGTATTGCTGTCATAGATATCGTTTAATTGCGCTATCCACGTTTTAACAACTTTGGGCGAACAGGTGCAAGGTTTGTAATAACTGTGCTTGTAATACTTTGCGTGAAGTTGACAAATTAGTTCAAATTGTTCACGGTTTAAAACATTATTAACACTGGCTCTAAATTCAGCCCAATCTATTTTATCCAATTCTTCCATTTGTCGTCAAAAGTTAGTTCAATTTTATTCCATTCTTCGTGCCGCTTATCGCAGCCACAATCGTTCTTGCCAGCTATCTTTTTAACTAGCCAACGTATGCCAGTCCATTTTGTAATGGTATAAACTAAATCGCCCAGTTTCATAACAAGGTTTCTATTGGTTTTAAATCGCTGTTCTTTATTTCGTATGTCGGTGCTTTAAGTTTTAAAACACTGCCATCGCTGCGGGTGCGTTCAGTACCCTTTTTAAACTTCTCTGCCTTATCCAATAATTCATCTTTTGTAACCCAGCCGCAAATATGTAACTCGCTTGTTTTTTTATTTAAGCTACAAAATATGTAAGCATCGCATTTAAAATCTTTTTGGTATGCAACAAAGTTATTCACATAGCTTGGCTGCGGGTTAACATTACGGCCCATTGTTTTAACGTCTATTTTCATTTCGTTATGTTCAAAATCAAAGCCGCCGTCAAATTCAGCTGTTAAATCTACTGGCTGTTTAAATAATCTTTTTACTGCAACCTCGCCTAGCATACCGACATACTGTTCTGTTTTTGTGCCGTTGCTGCTGTGGCGTTTGCCTAAATTGTTTTGGCTTACGAATTGCCAAACTTCATTTTTAAGTTGTGTTCCAATTTGTATTCTCATCTTTTCAGTTTTTGGTTTAAAAGTTTTTGTATTTTATTTTTTGTACGATAAATTGAATAATAATCTATCCCAGTTTGCTTGGATAATTCAAGCATACTGTAACCCTCTTGGTAGAGCAGTTCGTATATTTTTCTGTCGTATAAATGCCAGCTGGCTATTTCGTTTTTTACCAGTGCCAGTTGTTCGTTATATTCAACGCCAAACTGTGTTGTTGTTTTTTCTTTTTGGGCCTGGCTGTATTGTGATTTTTTTTTGTTGGCCCTACATAAATCTAAAAATAAATTTCGTAAAACCAAAAAAATAAAATAATGGTTAACCTCGTTTTTATTATACATTAATGTTTTATCATATTTGCCCTTCCAATCGTGAATTTTTAAATACATATCTTGCACCAAATCTTCGGCCGTTTCATTAAGCCCAAAAGATTTTGCAATACGCAACCACTTTTGATGATGTTTAGCAACTATGTTTAAAACGTTTACCACCAGCTTATCTTTATACCAATTATAAACAAGCAAAACATAACAACCTCACAATCATCTTCACGGTTGTAAACAAAGCCAAGCAAAGCGCCTGAAATAAAAACCTGTTCAATCTTTATCCCGTTCATCTTTTTGTTCTTTTTGCATTATACTTTGCAGCATAAAATACACCTTTGCAACAGCTGCCTCTAGCCGTTCAATTCTTTGCAGTTGCGTGTACTTTTTATTTTTCATCTTTTACCTTTATCGTCAACATACAGCGCACGTTTTTGCGTTCTGTGATATTGATAAATATTTTGCCACTCGGGCGTTCGTATGTATTTAATTTTTTTATTTATTTCAGCTTTCGTTTTCTTCATAACTCATACGTTTTAGCTACCATTAATTTCAGTCATATCAAAACGGCAAATCGCTTTGTTCCCTATGCGGCAAATCTAACAAAGGTTGGCCGTCAATTTCAAAGCCAACGTTGCCAGGCATTGCCCGAAACTTAATAGGGTCGTCAATTGGTGTTGGCCTACCGCCAGTTTCAATTTCCTTTACCTTGCGCACGTGCAAGTGTGTAAACATCCATTCAGTCGGATGCTGGATATATCTATGCAAGCAAATAAAATCATCAGCACGGTTTACGAATTTTCCACCTCCCTCAACGTCTGCCGCCATAGGCGGAATTGAATGCCCCACATACTCGTGGCCTATCGGGTGTTTATAGCGCAGCGCAGCTGTGTTTGCGTGTGTATTTAGCCAAATACTTATATTATGCGTTTTGCAAAAAATACGCAGTTCTGTCGTCGCCTGGTAATCGTATTCGTGTCCGCCAATTTGCTTTGCCATTGCTGGTTCTTTTATCAAACTATTATACGGGTCAATTAAAAACCCTTTATACTCCCAGGCCTTACGAATTGCTGTTGCAAGCTCAATAACTTGTCTATAAGTGTATAACGTGCTAGCATCAACAATTTTAAAGTTTTGGTAAACAAATTCAATATGCTTATCATATTCATCCTGGTCAATTTTATTTATTGGTTTAACGGCTAAAAATTCTACTAGCTTGCGCACAATACTGTGCGGCTCATTTTCGCTACTAAATACCAGCCAACGTATTTTTAAACGCTTGGCAAACACCAACATCAAATACAATACAAGTGTTGTTTTACCTACGTTAGCGTGGCCCAGTATTACGTTGAAGTTTCCCTCTTTAAAGCGCAAATAATCATCAACTTCGTTAAAGCCAATTTTTGCACCCTCTTTAATTTTTCCCGTTCGTACGTCATTCAGTTTAGTTTTTAATTTATTGAAGTCAATTAACATTGTTTTTAATTTGGTTAAAGTTATACAAAATTTTTAAATAAAAAAAGAGGGGCTAATTTTCGTAACCCCTCTCAATATACAAAAAGCCAATAAATTTAGAACGGCAAATCGTCATTGCCTCTACTAGCTAAATGTTCAGCTGGTGTTACTTCAGCTTGTGGTTGGGGTTTATAAGTGCTTAAAGCGCAGTATAACTTTCCGCTTTTGGCTTCCATTACATCAATGCGTGCAAAACCTTTGTTCGCTTCAATTACATCTTTATAGTTATGCAGCATTTTATTGAATTGCTCTACGTTAAATCTGATTCTGTGTTTTACAAAATCAACGTTGCCAGGGTCAACAAACATCCCCGCAACAAGTTCGCTGTGTTTACTCATTGTTTTAAAATATTAAAAAAGTTATTAGTGTACTGTTCAATCGCATCCAAAGTAATTTTTTCTGTCGTTGCTAATTCAATAGCGCCTTTAAATGCCACTTGCCTTAAAATTAAATCATCTTTGCTAACAAACGCTGGCTTATCCTGGGCAAGTTTTCCAATGCCGTATTTTTCATTTGTTATTTCGTATTGTATAACATCGCCAACACTTTTTCTAAATTCCTTTTTGCTAAAAAAAGTTAAGCTATCCCCGTTATCAATATTCACTTTCCATTTGTTGAGCTCCTTGTACGTGCCATCGCCGACAATGCTCGTCACTTTACCTGTTTTCATCGTAAATAGTTTTTAATTGTTGTTGTGAATTTTCAAGTTTCATTTTGCATTCTTCTACTTCCCCTTTTAACCTTTGTAGTTCAGCTTCTAGGGCAGCAATGCGGGCTTCTTTGAGCCGTAGTAAATCTTCCATATAAGTCATTTTTTATTGTTTTAACTGCTTGCAATATACTAAAAATTTTTAATAAAAAAAAGCGAGGGGCTACAAAACCCCCCGCACCTAATTAAAACAAAGTAATGATTGACTATCATTAAAAGATAAAACAAAGCTATCAATTTTTTTCCAGCTGGGCAAGTTTTTGCGTGTAGTGCTTTATCATATCTTCAAGTTCGTAATTGCTGTATTTAATAACCTGGCTGCTTAAACGATACAGGCCCTCGGCTGTGCCATTACCAAACTCAATATCTAAATTACGGCCAAAACGGAACTGTTCGCCATAACGAAAAACATTACATCCCGAGCACTGCACTTGGCAATTCGTTTCGTTCCAGCGAGTAGCATAATGCTTGCGGCTTTGAAAGTGTCCGCATTGTAATTCTTTCCAATGTTTTACAACCCCGCACGTATAACACTCCGCTTCGCCTTTGTGGTTTGCATAGCGGCGTCGTATAAACTCACTAAAAACCTTGTCAGCTTTTGCAACCAGTGTTTTCCGTGTCGGCTTGCGTGGCATTTAATCAATGGCGTTGTCTAATTGTTGTATAATATGCCTTATTTCAGATTTTTCAAATCTGCCGCTTACTTCCCCATTATAAGTTTTAAACGAAAGTGAGTACATATGTTTTTCGGCACTATGTTTGTCCTCTTTTTTACCTAGGTAATCAATATTTAAATCAAATTTCATTTCGGATAGATTTTGCGCTGTGTTCATATTGTAACGTTTTGCTTTTTTGCTTTGCAAAACTTGTTGTAGTTTGAAACAATTTCAGCGAAGTTACATATTTTTTCCGAAAATGTCAATATCTTATTCGATAAGTTATCAACTACTTTTTTATAACATCCTTGGCTATCTTTTCAGCGCTGCGGCCTATAACATAACCACCTATCCCCAGCTGCAACAAATTCCAAAATTCGTTTTCCAATTCGGGTATTTTTAAATCAAATAAAGGTGCAATAAATTTAACGTAAATAACTATAAAACCAAAAGCCAGCATCAGTATTGGCCGCCAGCTGCGCTGCAGCCAGTTGCCTTGGGCCTCGGTTACAATCACCTCGGTTTGCATTTGGCGCAATTGTAGTTCTTTTTCTTTAAGTATTCTAAATACTTCGTTTTTAGCTGCAATGCGTTCTTCTTCGTTAGTAAATAAATTATCTAAAACTTTACCAACTTCGCTTATTACGCCACCGCTTATAAATTCAAATATTTTTTTCATCTGCCTTGCCCTCTGTATTTTTGTTTGTAACCGCTTTGGCCCTTGCTTGCATTTTTACTGTGAACGCCTGGGCGTTTTTTTCTAGTTTTTTTTACAAATGGAATAAAAGTTTTGCGGGCCATTTTAAAACTGGTTTGTTATCCACTCGTATTCTGTTTTTGCATCAAAACTTGGACAGGCCTTCGTACTGAAATCACGATGCCCATAAACTTTGGCTGCTGCGTATTTTATTTTTAAATAGCA